TAAAGCAATGTTACGTAGTAACATTGTAATTGCTTCATGTAGATTGTTTCAGTCAGACGGAACCTAATCGCTGGTTCCATCTAATCTTGGTCTTCATGTGAGTTCGTCACAGCCGAGATTCGGAAGTAGGTGTTTGACTATGCTACTTGGGCTCTGACCTTTCCCAACCTACGTCGACATCACGAAAAAATTTGCAAAACCGCTTTACCGCTTCGCGGATTTCTTCGCTATCCCCCGCTTCGTTCCTAGTGCGTGGGGTTTTTGTAGCATTCAGCCTAGTGGATTCGCTAGATTCTGAACATGGGTGTCCATGTCCTCAAAGCGGATCGAGCTATCTCGATCAAACAGTATCCGTATATTGCCTATAGTGTTTTTAAGTGTTCTTTTAGAATTTTTGAACCGCCTACTCGTACATTGATAATACCATTATAGTAATCATCAGTTTCTAGTACTCTGCGTTCAAATTGTTCTCTAGCCTCTAAGTAACTTGCAATGCCTCTGCTTGGACAGTAATGTAATATTTCTCTTGTAAATTTGTCTTCGCCTAATTGTGTAACATCAGCTTGTAGTCTATCACTAGATCCCCAGTAATCTTTCCAGTCTGATTCTTTTGTTCCACGTCTTTTGTTTTTCTTGCCTTTTAGCGGTGGCTTAGTTGTCTTAAATTTTGCTAGTTTTTTGCCTACGTACTTCATGCCATTGACTTTATTTGTTATCAAGTAGACAAATGCTTCTACACCGTTAGGTATTTCTTCTACATTTTCACCTTGATAAGTCCATTGCATATTGGTACTTACCGTTGCCTATGTGTCTGGGGTCTCTTTCTTGGAATTATGTTTGTCGTGTATCTCGTCCATACGCTGTTTAGCTAGGCTACGTATCTCACGTAACCATTTTCTGCTTTCTCTATGCGTTCGTACTGAATTACGAGCCTCAAATTTCTCGTTTGCCTTAAAGTATGCCATATATGCCTTGGTCAATTTATCGTGTGTATCGTCATTCATTGTGTATTTCTACATCGTTCTCATATGATGTAAAGCCATTTTCCTTAATCACTTTGAGAACATGTGTTACTCTTCCTACTAGTTCATCTTTATGGGATATAAGATAAACATTCTTCTGTCTTTCTCTACCCAACTTTTTAAGTACAGCTAGAGAGTTTTCAACTCCACTAGTATCCATACCACTATCAATCAACTCATCAATAAACAGTAAGTTGATATTCTGATATAAACTTTCCCAAACATCTCGGAAGGCAAAGCTCATACCAAGGATAAGTCTATTACGCTCACCTCTACTTAAATTATCAAAGTCTAAATCTTGTCCTAGTTGTGTAATTTCAACTGACAGGTCATTTTGGAATATAACACTATGCGGTAATCCTAATTTGTCAAGATAGTGAGTAAGTCTATTGTTTAGATATGCTAAATTCTGATCAATAATTTTCTTACGTATAAAACTATCTTTGTTAGTAAGTAGTTTCAACATAAAGTCTTGGTGTTCTTTTAGACTTGTTAAATTGTTTACAGTGTTCCAATCTATCTCTTGTATAGCAGTAGTATTCAATTCATCAATTTGTTCTTTGTATGGATCTACTTCGTCCTTTGAGCGAGTAAGTGCTTCTTGTAATTGTGCTACATTTTGTTTGTGATCATATACTTCTTTGATTGATTCATAGAATGTTGTAGGTTTCCCATTGATATCACCAATGTCATTAAGTGTTTGTGTAACATCAACAACTTTGTCTCCTACTTCTTTTTGATATGCTATAGCATCTTCAAGTTCTTTATTCTTACTAGCTTCTAGTTCTTCTTTTTTCTCGTCATGTAGTTCTTGTCCACATGTATGACAAGTTCCTTGATCTAAATTTTCAGCGTCTTTTTGTGCTTTTTCAACACTTCTGTCTGCACGTACTAGTGCAGGCTCTAATGTGCTTAATTCCTTTTTAAGAGCCAAAATAGCATTATTTTTTTCTTCCCAAGTAGATAATTTATCGTGTTTTTCTAGCTCATCTTCTACATCTAAGTGTTCTAGTTCGTCGATAGACTTCTCTAACTTAACAATATCTTCTTTTTGTTTTGTATTCCAAGCACTTTGTTTTGTTTGCAAACTACGTACAGTTTCGCCAATACGTGTATTACTAGTTTCAATAGCATTAATACGAGCTGTTTCGTCTGTAATTGCTTCTTTAGTTTGTCTTACTTTTTCTTTAAGTACTTCTGCTTTTTCACTTAGGATAGTAATACCAAGTAACTGTTCAATAATATCCTTTTGATCATTTACTCGCATACTTAAAAACGGTTCTGTGTATGTGTTTAGTGCAACAATATGTTTAAACATATTATGTGACATACCTAATAGATGTATAATGTCTTCTTGTGTTTTTCGTGAATCGCCTTGCGACTCGTCTGTCATTTCTTGTTCTTGTCCGTCTACATAAAACTTAAGAATATTAGGACCGCGACCTCTTTCAATTTTATATTCTCTACCGTCCTTCTCAAAAGATAAAGTAACCAACATACCTTTGTTGTTAGTTTTGTTAATTAAATTATTGCGTTTAATATTTGTTAAAGCAAGCCCGTAAAGGGCATAACTTAGTGCGTTTACAATAGTAGTTTTACCTGTACCATTACGTGATCCGCTGTCGTCACCGCCTTGGTCAAGATTCTCTCCTAGTACAAGTGTAAGTTGTTGTTTGTAAAAATCAACTGCTTGGGTTTGATTACCCACACTCATAAAGTTTTTAACAGTTAAGCTCTTAATTTTAATCATAGTTCGTCATATATTCCTAATAGCAACTTTTTATCATAGTTTTCTGTGTCTAATGCAGTTATTTCTTTTGTTACAATTTCATCCACACTTTCAAAAGTGCTTATATCTATATCAGTGTGTATTTCTTCATCTTGTTGACTAGGAATTAATGTAATTTCTCTACAGTCATATTCATTAATAAATGTTTCTTTAATAAAACTTGCTTCTTCATAGCTAATAGGTAAGTCAAGTGTTACTCTCAAATACATTTTATTTTTTAGTAGTGTATCTTTTTCATCTAACAATCTTGAAAGTTTTACTGTTCTATACTTAGGACAGTCAAGCCAATCAATATAATGGGGTTCTTTGTTATTTTCTTTATCAAGTATCATCATTCCACGTTTATCATCCCATGCATCTGCATAGTTGTGTGGAAATGCATTACCCATATAGTGTACTGCACCTTGTACTTGACGTTTGTGGAAATGTCCGCTAAACACATACTCTTGATGCTTGAAATGTTCAGCTTTAAGCTCACCATGATCAGGCATTTGCACCATTGCGTTCATATAAAAACTAGGCAGTTCAAAGTGACCAAACATATATTTTGTTTTAATACTGCTTATCTTCTTCCACTCTTCTCCAACTAGCCAAGGAACTAATGCAACATCATCTTCTACAAATATTTCATCTATATATGTAATACCCGGAATGTGTTTACCAAACTCTACACTATAAACGTCACGTTTGTCTTTGTAATATAAATCGTGATTACCTGCAAAGAAGTAAAACTTATCAAATGCCGCACCTAATTTTTCTAGGCAACGTGTAGTTGCATCTAGTGTTTGTACATTAATTGTATTTCTATTGTGATGCCAGTCACCACAAAAAATACCAGTTTCACAACCGTTTGCTTTTGCTTGTTCTATAAACCAATCTACAAATTCTTCACAATCTTGTAGATGTAGTCTACTGTTAGACTTCAACCCAAGGTGAATATCTGTAAACACCGCCGCTTTTTTAAACATTCATACTCCTGTTTTATACATTATACTTTATATTTTGGCATAAGTCAAGTATTTTTGGAAGGATTTGGCACAGGTGCTTTAGCGGCCTGTGTTTTAACACGATCCCACTCAGTAGATGCTTGTCTTGTATAACTTGGATTCATATTGTTCATTTCTAAAATATCATCTCTAATATTTTGATTACGTTTTTCAATATTAATCACTCTTACAAATGAGTTAGTAACCGCCGCAGTGTAGTAAGCGAACGGATTGTTAGACTTTGATTCATCAAATTGCAAACCAATTTGAGCAAGCTGTAAGATTGCTTGTCCTCGCATTTCGTCGTTATATGTGTATCCACGAACATTTCCTCTTGTTGCATAACGATCACACAATTTCATCCACATAAGGGCAAGTTTATTAGTGGCTTTACCGTGTGCTTTATTAAAGTAACCATTTTCCATTCCACCTTCCCAATGACTTTTACCTACACAAACTAATTCTTCTCCGTCATCAAATTTAAAATGTTGAAAAGGAGGAAAATTAAGTTTGACTCTATAATCTGCAGGAGTCTTAGGATTCTTCTTACGTCCTGGTTCTTCAGGAATATGTTCAAAAGTCATAATTCTAAAAATTAATTCGTCTTTTTGTATCTTTCTATAATCTATTTCAAATTCTGCTAGTTTTACTCGTTTACCTTCAGCTTTTGCTTGTTCAAAGTTTTGTTGTTGTAGCCTTTTGGCTTTATTGCGTTTTGCTTCTGCAATAGTCCTAATATTAATTTTGTCAATACTAGGGAGGATTATATCATATTGTCCATACTCAGTGTCAGTGTAGCTACAGAATGTGGCTTTT